GTGCTATTTGGTTACCTCCTTATTGCCGCCACTCTCGACTTCGCGGCGTTCAGGCTGCACACTGTCATGGTCCACTGGAAGGTGTACATGAGCCTCACCAAGAAGATCCCGCCCGTAGTCCGGCTGGACCCTCTCTATGAGGCCACTGGAGCTACTCCGGAGTCCGCTGTCGCTGGCTCCGAGTACCAAGCGGTCCCCGCGAAAGCGTGGCCACGCTGCCAGGCAACTGTCGCCATCCATGGAAACTCCACCGCGCTCGCGCAGGTGATCGTCGCCAAGTCTTACTTCGGCGACCTGCTCATCTGCCCCGACCACATGTTCCGGTCTATCGACCGGGACACCATGCTGACTTTCTCCACACCCACTCGCACGATCACGATCAGCGGCGCCGACTTCATGGTCGGCCGCTGCCGTCGCGACTCTACGATGGACTACCTCATCATGCCGATGCCCCGCTGGGCGCTCTCTGTGCTCCAGCTCCGCCCGGCGGAATTGGCCACCCCTAAACAGGGTGCCATGATCCGCCTGACCGTCTCCTCCCCCACGGAGGGGTTCGTTTACACCACGGCGGGTCGCATCGTCAACCGCACCAACGCCATCCCTTTTGGGGTGACGTACACCGCTAGCACAGCCGCTGGCCACTCAGGCGCCCCCTGCATCACCTCTTCCTCGAAGAAGCGTGAGGTGGTGGTCGCCATGCACCTGCGCGGCGGAGCGCCGGGCGACCCCAACATTGGGATCGTTCTGGCCCCGCTGCTCACCAGTGTCATGAAGGCCGCCCTCGCGGGCACTCGCCCCGAGTCCGACGGCTCTTCCTCCACCACCACCCAGTACGTGTCCCGTGCCATCTACACCATGGTCTCCGAGTGGTCTTCCTCTGAGAAGGCCCGGATGGTCAGCGCCTTTAACAAGACGCACCTGGACGGCCAGGGCAACTACAGCGCGGGCACCATGTCTTACGACGAGATGTTCGCCCACGCTGCTGACGCCTACTGGGAGGAGTACGAGGAGCTGCCTGACCGCAGCGACTGGCACGACGACCGCGACGCTGATGACGAGAGAGACCGCCTGGAGGACGAGCAGCGCGAGGAGGAGAGGCTGGGAGGCTACGAGTCGAAAGGCTCCGGCCCCGCCTCTAACAAGGCCGACCATGATGGCGAGAGCAAGACCACCACCGCAGAGAAGAAGAAGGAGACGGCCGCCGAGAGTAACACCTCGGCGACCGCGCCCACCACAGCATCTGCGGGGTCAAGCCCGTCTTTTGGGGGCGCCTCCGCTGGCCCGGCGGAGGCACCACCCCTGTGGGCGACGCGGCAGCTGGCGGGGCTCGACCAGATGACAGCACTTCTGCGTCAGATGGAGGCCAAGCAGTCCGAGGCCCACGCAGCATTCCTGCGAGCACTTGTGACCTTGGCCCCGAGCGCCGCACTGCCGCCCCCAGCGGCTGGCGCTGGCTCGGCCGCGGGCCCAACTGGAAAGGGCGCCCCCCCAAAAGGGGCGACCCCGACACCCGGGAAGCCCTCGCGGCGCTCGCGGAAGCAGGCCTCCCAGGCTCTGGCCTCCGCGACCTCAGCAACCCCGAGCGCGGCGGCTTCGCCCAGTACGACTCGCTCTGCGCCACAGCAGAGCGACGGAACGGGCAGCAAGGCGTGACGCCCCCAGCGTCCGTCTCGTCAGCCGCCACCGCCACCGTAACCGCCTCCCTTCCAACTGGAGGCACGCCCACAGCTTTCGGGCTCAGTCGTGACGAACTACCCGCTTACATCCGGGAAAACGTCATTCCTGCTATGAACCCGAAAGCCAACCCTGGAGCCGAGTATCTGATATTCGGTTCCACCAATGCAGACGTAATCACTACCCACGGAGACATCATTGTCTCCACAGCAGCAGACCGCTTCGTGCGCCTACGCAGTCAGAACTTTACAACCCTGACCTCGCGTGAGCTGTACGAGCAGCGCCTCTGCGACTTGACCCTACTCATGGTAAAAGACGAGCCACACACCACACGGAAATCCTCCGTTAAGAGGTGGAGGCTCATCTTCGTGATGTCCATCGTCGACCAGATCGTCCAGCGCCTTGCTGGCGGCCGCCAAAACGGCTGCGAGATCCGGTCTAACACTAGCACCCCCTCCAAACCTGGAATGGGGCACAGTGACGAAGGCCACCGCGACCTGCACCGAGCCATTTGGGCTGTTCCCGACCCCGCCGAGGCTGATGTCTCTGGCTGGGACTGGTCCATCCCCGAGTGGCTCGCACACGCTGACGCCGACCGCCGTACTGCCCTGACAGGCACGCCGGCGACTGGCGTTCTCTTTCACAACATCATCCACTGCCACCTCAACAAGGTGGTGACGACTAGCGATGGGTGCATTTATGCACAGACTGTGCCCGGAGTGTGGCCGAGCGGGTCCTACTGGACCTCTTCGACCAACTCCGCCATGCGGTTGATCTTGATCACCGCTGTGCACATCCTCGCTGGACTCACCCCCAGCGCTCCCCCCGGCATCGCCATGGGGGACGACGCAATTGAGACGTGGCTGGAGGAGGCTCCCGAGATCTACCGCAGTCTCGGTTTTGAGCTGAAGATGTACAAACGCTGCGGCGCTACAGCAGAGTTCTGCTCACACGAGTACTCACGCGACTTCGGTTTCGAGTACATCGGGTGGGCGAAGACCCTTTACCGGATCCTCTGCAAGAAACACTTCCCGGTCGAGGAGCGCCGGCAGTTTCTGTACCTCATTCGAGGCAACAAGAATACCGGGGCTCTCGCCA